CCTTATTATATTGCAGACAGCGGTATGGGCAACTACAATGCACTTAAAACACCGGGTGTCCTTAACGTAAATGCAGATGGAGCAATGGAATATCAAAACGGTGAAGTAGATATAGAACTTAACTTCAGAACACCGTTAGATTACAGAGGAAACTATATGGAGTTTCCAGGAATGGGTACCCAGCCAGTTGGAAGATTCAGCGGACTTTACCAAGTGTTATTTGTAAACAACAAATTTAGTGGCGGAACCTTTACACAAGAACTTGAATTAGTGAGACGTCCTAAACAGCCAAGTGACGTTAGTTATGATGCTGCCAGTGAAGGCGGAGCACTTATTAACACAGATAATCCAGAAGCACAAATGGCAGAAACAAACACTAACAAAAAAGAAGAATCATACGAAACAGAAGCATATGCAAATCCTGATCCTAAATCTAAACCACAAAAAGATCCACGCAAGTTAGATGGACAAGGTAACGTGAGAGGTCTATAATGGCAACAACAAGTAATATGGAAAAAAGAACGCCAATGAACAGGCCTAATGATTTAAACATCAAGCCTGGAATATATGTTGGTAAAGTAATTAACCATCTTGACACAGAATTTATGGGTGCTTTAGGTGTGCAGTTACTTAAACAGACTGCTTCGGGTAATACCCCTAATGAAGAAGGACAAACTATAAAATGCACATATGCCAGTCCGTTTTTCGGAGTAACACCTTATGTTGGTACATCTGAAAATGATGGATTTGACTACACTCAAAAAAGTTACGGATTTTGGGCTGTACCTCCAGACATAGATACCAAAGTTTTAGTGTTAATTACAGAAGGTGAAAGCGGCGAAGCATTTTGGGTAGGATGCGTTCCTGACAAATACATGAACTTTATGACACCTGGTAATCCTAGTACTACTTACAACAGCGAGGATAATACCAAAAGCAGACCAGTTGGCGAATATAACAAGCGTACAGAAGAAGCAGTAGGCAATGATCCTACACAGTTTATTAAGCCATGTCATGTAGATGCATGTGCAGTATTAGACAACAACGGATTAGCTGACGACACAATACGTGGAACAAATAGTTCTAGTGCTAGACGTGAAGTACCGAGCATGGTTTTTGGTTGGAGTAGTCCAGGACCATTAGATAGACGTTCTGGAAAGCCCACTACAAAAACAGGAGAGTCGTTCCAGGGCATAGAAACACCTGCAAGTAGATTGACAGGAACTACTATTGTAATGGATGATGGTGATCCTAGTTTGTATCGCAAAGGTAGCCCAAATGAAACACCTGCAGAATATATCAAACTAAGCGACGGCGGCGATCCTACAAGACCGTTAGGAGAAAGTTTTAGGATACGCACTAGAACAGGTCATCAAATTCTACTACACAATTCGGAAGATTTAATTTATATTTCACACGGTAGTGGCAAAAGTTGGATTGAAATGAGTGCTAACGGCAAGATAGACATTTATGCTGAAGATAGTATTAGTATGCATACACAAAACGATTTTAATTTTAAAGCTGATAGAAACATTAATTTTGAAGCAGGTAACAGCATAAACTTAAAAGCAGGCAATGTAATGTCAACAGAAACAGGTAATGATTGGCAAGTAAAAGTCGGTGCTGACGGAAAAATTACGTGTGCAGGTTCTAGTAACATAAAATCTAAACATCATAAAGAAACAGCAGACAGGATAGATATGAACGGAAGCAACGCAGCGGCAGAAGCAACGGCAGCGAATATTCCTTTGCGTCAGCCTACAGCAGAACCTTTCAAAGGTCATGAAAATAAAAATCCTGCAGAACACACACCAGAAAAAACAGATAATGATCCGGAAGCTAACAACAAACTTAACGAAGAAACAGGATCAACAACAGAAGACAAAGAAAAGAAAACTGACGATACATTTAAGAAATGTCCGCCAGCAGAAAAAACAGATGAGCAAAAAACTCAAGATGAAAGATTACAAAACCAAGGACCAAATAGCACAGAAAATCAAAATGCTGTACTAACAAGGAATGCAGGTCCAGGTGGTAACGGAGGAGTATAATGAGTACCCAAGAAAAGCAACTTTACAATCAGATCACAGTTAAAGGTAACAAGTTTATTGATTACGGAGTAGGGTCTAAAACTTACACAGGATTCAGCACAATAGATCCCGAAAAGGCAGGTTTTAAATTATACGATCTTGATCTTATTAAACAGGACATTATAAACCATTTCCATATTAGGCAAGGTGAAAATCTTTCAGATCCTACGTTTGGTACAATAATTTGGGATGTTTTGTTTGAACCTTTAACAGAACGACTTAAAGAAGCAATCACAGAAAATGTTAGTAAAGTAATTAATTATGATCCAAGAGTAAGTGTTGATAGTGTAACAGTAGATCAATATGAAAGTGGTATACAAATAGAAGCTACTCTTATATTCAAACCTTATAATATCCAAGAAACACTACGCCTTAATTTTGATCAAAATGCTGGCTTTGTAAGTAGCTAAATTATGTACGCACTTTATTAATTCAGCTAAATATTACAAATAAGGAATGTTCTATGTCAAGCACTGATAGACAAAATAGGCTTTTGGTAGCAGAGGATTGGAAACGAATCTACCAGAGCTATAGAAATGCAGATTTTAAGTCCTACGATTTTGATAATCTTCGTAGGACAATGATTAACTATCTTCGTCAAAATTATCCAGAAGATTTCAATGATTATATCGAAAGCAGTGAATATATTGCACTGATTGATATGATTGCTTTCTTAGGTCAAAACTTTAGTTTCAGAGCTGATCTAAACACAAGAGAGAACTTCCTTGAACTTGCAGAACGTAGAGAAAGTGTGTTACGTCTTGCACGTATGTTATCTTATACGCCTAAAAGAATTCAACCTGCGAACGGTCTTTTAAAAATAGAAAGTGTTGCAACTACAGAAGATGTAAGAGATGCAAATGGCATAAATCTAGCCAACCAAACAGTCATTTGGAACGATCCTAGCAATCCTGACAGTCAAGAACAATTTACAAAAGTATTAAATGCAGCTCTTCCGGTAAACGGAAATATTGGTAACCCAATAAAGAAAGAAACTGTAGATGGTGTGCCTACTGAACAGTATAGATTTAATAGCAGTAATACTGACCTTCCTGTTTTTGGATTTAGTAAAACAGTTGGCGGTGTAAATGCTAGATTTGAAGTTGTAAGCACTGATGTATCAGAAGGTAGAATTATAGAGGAAGCACCATTTCCTGGCAATAATTTTGCATTCCTATACAGAGACGGCGGCCAAGGCATTGCAAGTAGCAATACGGGATATTTCTGTCACTTTAGACAAGGAACAATGGATCAAGGTTCGTTTGAAATTACAAGTCCGAGCACTAGTCAAGTAGTTGCTATTGACAGTATCAATGTAAACGATAGTGATATCTGGCTTTATGGTGTAGATGAATTTGGGTTAGAACAAGAGCTATGGACCAAAGTAGATGCAGTTGAAGGTAACAATGTAATTTATAATGCAATTAGCAAAGGCGTAAGAAATATTTATAGTGTGCTGACACGTGCCAGTGATAGAGTAAGTCTTGTATTTTCTGATGGTGTGTTTGGTAACTTACCACAAGGCGGCTTTAAGGTTTATTACAGAACAAGTAAAAATCAAAGGTTAATTGTAGAACCAGCAGATATGCGTGGTGTAACAGTTCGTATTCCTTATATTAGTAAATTAGGCAAAAGCGAACAACTAACTTTAACATTCCAATTAAAATATACAGTTGATAATTCTAGTGTAAGTGAATCTAGCACAAGTATTAAAAACAATGCACCAGCAAACTATTATACACAGAATAGAATGATTACCGCTGAAGATTATCAGATCGCTCCTTTAACACGATCACAAGAAGTAATCAAAGTAAAGAGTGTGAATAGAACAGCAAGCGGTATTAGTAGATACTTGGATCTAGTAGATGCTACAGGCAAATATAGTAAGACTAATTTATTTGCAACCGACGGTGTAATTACAAAAGAATTTTTAGATCTAAAACAGCAATTTAGTTTTGCAACAAGAACTGATATAGAAGGTGCTATTGTTAATATTATAGAACCAATACTAGCAGATAGGAAAATAAAAAACTTTTATTATAATAGTTTTCCTAAAGTTTTAATTAAAGATCTGCAAGTTAAATGGAATAGTAAAACAACTGAAACTAATCTTAACAGCGGATATTTTACAAACATAAATGGTATTAGAGCAGAGCTTGGACAATTCACAGCAAGCACATTAAAGCTAATACGTCCAGGTAGCTTAATTAAATTTGAAGCACCAGCAGGTAAGCATTTTATGCTTAAAGAAAATAATAAACTTATGGACGGTCCTGCAGATCATCCTGGATCTTCTACCTATAAATGGACAAAGGTTGTAAGTGTAGCAGGAGACGGAACAGATGATAATGCAGACGGAAGTGGTGCAGTAATTTTAAGTGATATTATTCCTAGCACAGCAGTCGTAGTGCAGATTATTCCTAAACTTGCTAATACGCTTCAAGATGATGTCCAAACACAAATTATAGATCAGGCTTTTGCATACAATTCTTTTGGTTTAAGATTTGACACAGATTTAGGTGAATGGCGTTTGATTACTACTGCTAACTTAGATACTAGCAGTGACTTTAGTGTCGGTAAGGCAGGCGATGCTACAAACCTACAACTTGATGCTAGTTGGTTGTTGTTATTTGAAACTAACGGCGAAACATACACTATTACATACAGAACAAGTAGATATGTTTTTGAAAGTTTTGAAGAAGTAAGATTTTATTTTGATAGCAGTGATAAAGTTTATAACAATAGAACTGGTAAAATTATCAAAGATAAAATTAGTGTATTAAGCATTAACAAACAACCTGATAATGCACAACCTTTCAATAATGATTTTGATTGGGAAATAGTAGAAGAATTTAGAGATAATGAAGGCTACGTTGATAGTAGTAAAATACAAATTAGCTTTTTTGACGAAGATGATGACGGAGTGGTAGATGATCCTGATTTGTTTGAAAGACTAGTAGAAGAAAAAGTTAATCCAAGTTCAAAGTTTGTGTTTTTAAAGCGTGTGCCTTCAATTGATGGCACTGAACAATTTAGATATCAACCTAATACTGTGCTTGGAATAAAAGTAATACAAAGCAAGGATGTATTAGGATCTACAACTTTGTATGATGACAAACAAGTATTTTACTTTATTGACGAAGATGTTTTTGAAATATTAGACAAAACTACAGGAAGTCTTAGTGTAAGTTCTGACTATCAATCACGTATTGGTAGAGAAGATCTTAAGTTCCATTACGAACATGCAGCTGATGCAAATTCAAGGATAGATCCTAGCGTAAGCAATATTGTAGATGTGTATATGTTAACAAGAAGTTACGATACTAAATTTAGACAATATTTGAACGGCACAACTAATACTAAACCTTTAGCACCTAGTTCAGATCAACTGTTTTTAAACTACGGACAAGATCTAAACACAATAAAATCACTAAGCGATGAAATCATTTATCATCCTGTTAAGTATAAGATATTATTTGGCGACAAGGCAACAACAGATTTGCAAGCAAAATTTAAAATTGTAAAAAATCCCGATCAAGTTGTAAATGATAATGAAATAAAATCAAATGTGATTGCAGCAATTAACGAATTCTTTAGTTTAGAAAATTGGGAGTTCGGTGAAAAGTTTTACTTTAGCGAACTTAGTGCATATGTTATGAACCAGCTTGCACCGAACTTAGCAACATTTGTTGTTGTACCTAACCAAGTTACACAAACATTTGGAAGTCTATTTGAAGTTGTTTCAGAGGCTGATGAAATTTTTATAAGCGGTGCAACAGTTAATGACATTGAGATAATAGATGCTGTAACAGCCACAAGACTTAAAGCACAGGGCAATGTTGTAACAGATTACACTACAAGCAATGTTGGAATACAGAGTACTTCTACAAGTTCTACAAGTTCTACAAGTTCAAGCAACGGAGGCAGTAGCTACTAATGGCATACGATAACGATCAAAACGAACCAAGGTTACCGTTAACAGATAGCGAAAAAAGAAAATCAGAAAATTTCCTACCAAGGATATTTAGAACACCTGCCAACAGCAAGTTCTTAAACAGCACTATGGACCAAATGATTAATCCAGGTGTGGTAGAAAAACTTAATAGTTATGTTGGAAGGAAAACTGCAAAAGCGTATCAATCTACAGATAGCTATCTAAGTGATGTCAATGATGCAAGACAAAATTATCAATTAGAGCCAGCAAGTATTATAAAGGATACATTAGGCAACGTTACGTACTATAAAGACTACAATGATTATATCAACGGCTTAAATGTATATGGAAGTCAAAATAAAAATCATGACGCTTTAAATGCACAAGAAATTTATGCATGGGATCCTCATATTGACTGGGACAAATTCAGCAACTTTAGAGAATACTATTGGTTGCCAAGAGGACCACAATCTATCCAAGTTACAGGACAGAGTATTGATATTGACAGTACTTATACTATCAGGTTGGCAGATAACGTAGATAATGCTGCATATGTATTCAGTCCTGATGGATTAACACAGAATCCTACCATCACATTGTACAGAGGTCAAACATATAGATTTGACGTTGACACACCTAACTATCCATTTACAATCAAAACAAAGCGTACACTAGAATCGGGTTTTGATTTAGATAGCACAAGTATAATTGTAGAAGAAGGTGTAAGTGTACAAAATCTAGAAAAAGGCGTAAGCACAGTAAAGTTCACCACAAGCACACCTGATGTACTATATTATGTCGCAGAAAATGATATTAACATTAGCGGACAAATTCTTGTAAAAGATATTGAAGAAGCAACGTTTATAGATGTAGAAAAAGAGATTGTAGGAAAAAGATTTTACAAAACATCTTCAGGTATAGATTTAAGCAATGGCATGAGATTAGAATTTGCAGGCGAAGTTACTCCTGCAAAATATGCCTCAGACAGTTGGTTTGTTGAAGGTGTTGGAGATAAGATAAAACTTGTTGCTGCATCTGACTTAAATGTACCTAGTGATTTTACAGATGATTTTGATGTTGAGTTTGATGCACAAGGATTTGATAATTTACCATTTAGTAAAGCAATAGGATATCCTCAAGAAAAAGATTACATTGTTATTAACAGAAGCAGTAAAGATGGTAACTTATGGAGTAGATATAATAGATGGTTCCATAGAGATGTAATTGAAAAAAGTGCAGCAGCAAACGATCAACCAATTGACGTAGACCAAAATGCAAGAGCCAAGCGTCCTATTATTGAGTTCGATGCAGGAATTAAACTGTACAACTTTGGAACACAATCTAAAAAAGATGTAGACTTGGTAGATGAATTTACAAAAGACGTATTTTCAACTATTGAAGGCGGAATAGGATATAGTGTAGATGGTGTAGACATAGCTGAAGGTATGAGAATACTGTTTACAGCAGACACTGATATCAGAGTAAAAGGTAAAATTTTCAAAGTTACTTTTATAAACTTTGCAAACAACAAAGAAACAAATAGACAGATACACCTTGTTGAAGAAACAGATGCAACGCCTGTAGAGAATGAAGTTGTGTTGGCTTTACAAGGTACAAAATATAAAGGTAAACTACTATCTTATATAAATGATGCATGGAAGTTATCGCAAAGCAAAGACGATGTTAACCAAGAACCGATGTTTGATGTGTTTGATAGCAATGGCAAAAGTTATTCAGATAGTGATGTTTACAGTGCTACAAATTTTATCGGCACAAAATTATTCAGCTACAAAAAAGGATCAGGATCTAATGACAGCGAATTAGGTTTTGCAATATCATATAAGAATTTAAACAACGTAGGTGATATTGTTTTTAACTTTGATCTTATTAATGATAGTTTTACATACACAGATAATAATGAAGTATTCACAAAGAAAACTGACGTAGGTTATATTAAAAAATATACAGGACTAACATCGCACACTGACGAAACGGGCTGGATTAAGGTAGATAAAAGTGAACAATATGTAATTCGACAGTTTATTTTTAAGAATGATGGATCAGGTATAGAAGTTGATACGTATGAAAATAGTGCTGACTTGACCGATTTAGATTTAATCGTTGTTAAGAATAACGAACTACAGTTCAAAGATAAAGATTATACAACATCAACAAATACAAAAAACAATGTTAGTATTGAATTTATAAAAGAACTTTCTTTTGCTCTTAAAGCCAACGGAAAGGAGCTAACCGTAGATAGCTTTGCATACAAATGGAATGCTCCTAATCAAGGATGGTGGAAAATGATGCTTCCACACATTGAAGCCCTTCATGTG